GAAGCTTTTCCTGTGCTTTTAGCTTCACGGCAACCATCGCCAGGTCGTTCGGATATGGCCTTGTCCCGGCCGGGTCTAGTGGTGTGGTTGTGGAGGCTGTCGTGTTCGTGTATGTGTAGACAGCACAACCATCCAGCGTGGCAGGATTGACGTCGTCGGCCTTCACACTAGTGATACTATGCACCGGCCCTTCTGATATGCCAATCATGCGCACTACCTCTGTTTTTTGGTCGTCCAAAAAGTTCTCATAGAAAATATTCCCTGCTACGCGGTTGCGGCCGTATACAATAGGTATAGGCAGTATCTGCGTTTTTGTGTTCTGCACCGGCCCGAAGGAGTAGGTAGGTGATTGTAAATCAAAGCCAACGTCCGGAGAATCGAACAGCGACCCGATTGCGGCCCCGGCAATCCACATAGTGCCAGCGGTGAAACCTGCTAAAACCCATCCGGCCGCACCTGCTGCCATGCCTACTGCTGCCCCGATTAATGCGCCAACACCCATGTCACGCCCTCCTTACTCGCCAAAAACTATCAATAGGCCATTTAGATAATTTACTGACCCGGCTCTTGCGCGCCACCAAAATATGTAATATATGCCACTTATCTATCAAGGTGGCGATATGTCCATATTCACCAAGCCTAATAACCGCTACATCACCTTTGTCAGGGTTGTTTACAGGGTAGGCGAAACTTGACAAAACAACCCTGAGATCATCTAATCCAAATTCAGAAATTTTTCCGCGAAAGGAATCTAAGTCAGTTTTATTAATCGCGACATCGTTGCCAAATAAAACCTTTTGGCAATATACTGCCAGTGATATACAATCAGCGCTTTCAGGTGGTGGCCCGTAGCCCCATGGAATGCCTATCAGTCGTTCGACGTCATACGCGCTGCACATAGCGAACATCCTTGCTTGCTGGCAGGTATGGAAACAGGTTTACCCAGTAACGCCGGCGTGGCACCTTTAGTTCTAGCGTGTAGTCAGGCCATATAGAAAACTCAATCCAGTGCTCGCTGATTATCGCCTGCTGGATAAACCCAACAAACAATAACTGTGCTCCGTTAGGCGTATCAAGAACGCTTCGCAAACCTCTTAGTACATGTACTTCCGCGTCCTGCACTCTGTAATATTGTGCGTATGCTGAGAAGTCTCGGTTTACGTTATCCAGTCTGATGACGGCGGAATCGATTGTGTTCTCGGTAGTCTGCTCGACAGGATCGTACGTCAAGCCTACAGGTTCGTATGTCTGCGGAAACCCGTCCTCGTCATAGAATGTGATAGCCTCATTGGCATCAGTCATATACAGGCTGACCGTGGTGGCCGGGTCATCCAGTCTTGGCAGGTTCAGCACCCGCACAAAGATGACGTCCTCGATGGTCTCGCTGCCAGCCGCCTCATTGAAAACTGCGGATCCTCTCGGCATTTACACCAACCCCTTTATAACTTTTCTCAGCGTGCCGTCGCGATGTATGGATTCGACGACAAGCGATTCGATCATGCCCTTGTTGCCTCGGAAAAATTCGACCACAGATCGCGCGTCAATAGCGTTGATGTTCATCGTCACGCTAATGTTGTCGCCGCCGCCCTCTGCTCTAACTCCTAGCTTTCCGCTTGCGGTTCTTGTTAACGGCATAATCGCTTCCGGACCAGCTTCGCCCATGAGTCCAGCACCATTCGCCATTGGGAAGATCGTAGGACTTGCAACAATGCCGCCGCTTGCGAAAGGTTGGAGTTTGCCTTGGTTGATGACACCGCCAGAACTAAACAACCCACCAAATAGACCTCCAAATAATCCCCCGCCGCCACTGCCACCAAATAATAAAGCTTGCAACATTTTATTTGCTAATTGTTTTGCTATATCTCTTAATACATCTGATAGCTCCCGAGTTCCAGAGATAGCCGACATTAACCCACTTTCAAGAGTGCTGAACCAATCTCGATATCCAGCTTGGAGAGATATCACTTGATTATTTGTTCGTTCCATTTCAGAAACAACAGTATCTGATATTTGCCCTACGACATTTCGAACATAATCTTCAGTCATTAGCATACCATCAGCCCATGCCTCTATCAGACGCTGACCACCAATGTCGATGGTAGAAAGGGGTCCTTCCGGTGGCGGCGATTCGCCTATGAAAAACTTAGCAACACGACTTGCTACACCTTTTGCGGCTTCAACTGCGCTTGCTGCTCCTTCCTTTATTCCTTCGCCCCACGATACGATTGCATTTTTACCGCCTTCATAAAGCTCCTGCGTTCTTTCTACTACACTTCTTATTGCTGATACAACTTTATCAATAGCACTGCTTACAGCTTCAAATACTGCTATTATCCGAGGGCCCCATGTCTCTATGAACGCAGCAACGTTTTCTAAAACTGTCAGGAGCTTATCGCCCATCCATTCCATGAACGGTACGAGGTATTGTCTCCGTATCAGTTCCCAACGCTCGCCAAGCTGTTTGTCATAGACTGCTGATGCCTCTGTAACAACGCCCTCAGATTCCCGAATCGTGCTCATGAGCGACTTGATTCCCTCTTCGCCATCTTCAAGACCTCGCACCATATCCTGTCCTGCACGCATACCGAGTATGCGTATTGCAGCTTCAGTTTCTTTTGCCGACAAACTACCTTCGCTTAAACGTTTGAGTAAAGTTGGGAATGCATCCTCTGCCACTTTTATTGTCCCGTCTTCGGCTTCCGTAAATGCTATACCAAGTTTCTTCAATGCTTCTGTTTGTTCTTTGGTTGGATTTTCTAATGCTTGCATTGCATACCGTAAGCCCTGAACTGCAACATCTGCGCTGACACCTCGTGACTCCAAGTGTCCTAATAACGCTATGCCCTCTTCAAGGGGTATGTTCAATGCTGACATAGCTGGCGCTGCTTTTGCAAGTGCTTGTTGAAGAGTTGGCAAGCTTGCTCCTGTCTTTTGAGACACAGCAAGTAAGCTATCCATCAACGGGACAGCTTCGTCAAGATCTTTATTGAATGCAATCAACACATTTGTTACATCATCGATTGCTTGTGTAGCGTCTTGACCAGTAACTTTTGCAAAGTCAAGAAACGACTGTGTGTGTTTTCCAAGGTCATCTCCGAGGTCACCGTAACGTTGTTGCAATCTCGTCACGGCTGCTCCCAGTTCCTCATACGAATCAGTGTTCTGTCGGTACAACTTCTGTATAGTATCTCTTACTTTCTCAGCTTCTTGAGCAGTAGCGCCCGTGGCGACCTGAAATTGTTTAACAGCATTGTCCAATTCACGTACATTTTGCAATCCAGTCTTCGCCATTTTGTAGAGTGCAGCGCCAGCGGCCACAGCGGCACCTGCAAGACCAACCTTTAACATAGTTGACATCCCTTTAACTTGCGTTTGTGCCGCCGCAATCCCTTGGTTAAACTTTCTTGCATCTAATTCAAGTGTACTGTATAGCTCCCCAACCTTGAGCGCCACTGCTACACCCCCCACGCTTGCTTTATTGCTCGCTCCGCCGCTTGCGGATCTTCGATGATTTCTTCGCTGTGCCGTTTCGCTTGACTTATCACGTTTATGAGCGTGCTATTCATCCCGAGTCCACCAAGAAGTACCAAGAACCTTCGCCATGACAAAGCATCTAACTCTTCAACCAAATTTATGCCATATTCTCGCTGAAAGTCAGCTTCAATTAACCCCCACTTTTCGATGATGTCGACCGCTTCTTGTCCGTTTTTTTTTGATCGTCGCTCGTTTCGTCGCTTGGTTCTACACCACGGTAAAGACTCCATATCCATTCAAATATCTGTTCGAACTCCTGAATAGTTACACCGTCAGCAATCATCTGTTCGAATTGCTCCTTGCCAAGAACGTCGATGCCCATTTGCTCTAGTTCAAGCTCCGACAAAGCACCGTCCATACCTTTGCTTCTGCGAATTTTGTCCAATCTAACAACAGCACCAAGCGAAGGTGAAGGAGGGACGGTATATTCCCTCCCTTTCACCTTGAACGTGATATTCTCTTTATATGCTTCAGCAAAGAAAGCGTCGAAGTCTCGATACTTACCACTCATTACAATCCCGTCCCTTTAGTTATCTTTACCTTACCTGAAACGGTGATGGTTGCACCCCATGAGGTAACGTCAGTATGCCCACCGCCAAAACCAGCTGGTTCAACGCTGCCCTTAAATTCGTACAACGTCCCGCCTGGCGAAGTAAGTTTGAAGTTTCCTAATCCTTCCGCACCCGTCTTGTTGGCAAGCTCGTCGATAAGCTCCTGTCCAGGATCTCTTTCTCCCGTTGCTTCGTCCTCTAGTCGAAAACCATTCACAGTTAGCGTTCTGCTTCGTAGCGTAGGAATATGCTCTGCCCAACCATCGCTATTGAAGTCAGTTGTATCAGCATCTGTTTTACCGCCGCCGAATTCGAAAGTCTCTATACCACCAACTGGCACAAAGGTACC